AATATCTGTATTGGCAAGTTGATCTTGAGTTCAATGAGCTCTCGCATCAGGACATACCCAGACGCTAATTCGCTAGCATAACAACTGGTTATCAAACTGCGACCCGGACGGTAACCTGGCACTGCGAGATTCGCGAGGCAAGTGTCAACATTCTGGTATATTTCTCTGAGATCAATCTGCATACCGCGACTCTACCGTTGGCTTCCATTCTGGTATTCGATCGTATTGATGTAGTATAGCATGTGTTTTACCAAAACTGGTTGTAGCGAAATTGCCATCCCATTTTGGTTGTGCTTCCATCAGATATGGTTTGAAACCATATATCTTCGCCGGATCTATCGTTGTCCCAGCTTGGCATGCCCAGGCATCTTCGCTCATGCTAAATTGAGTGATATTACTATATGGAGCCATGTTCAACAGCACATTGTAAGCTGCTTGATCTGGATTGTGGACTTTCGTCGCAGCTTGACTAGCGATGCTCAGCAGATAGATGTTCAACCATAGATCTTTCATCACCTGAGGACGACCAGCTTGGACCCCACAGTTCCAGATTGGTTTGACTTTCATCTTATCATATACCCACGGGAAACTGTTTCGCATGTTCTCATGCCCCCATGGCTCATGTTGGTACTGCAAGCTTTCGCAGCTAGCCAATATGTCATACTGAGGCAACATGTTTTCAGTTAACCAATCGCTGGGATTGGTTTGGAATACCACATCCTTGACATCGGTGTGTATCACATACCGATACTGTTCTTCTCGCAATATACCTTCAAGGAAGCTATGNAGATGCAGGAATCGTTCAACCACGATCACCAGCTGTCCATTGTAAAAGAGATTGCCCGTTGTNGGGTCTTGGTTGAATGCCATGATCTTGAAACCGCGTTCAGACAATCTCTTAGCAGTGTCTATATCGCAGTTATAGATGATCATGCCCTTGTCGCCTGTGAATCCACAAGCGTCGATGCTGTTGACCCAATATTGGATCTTGTCCCAATCGTAATTGGTGAAGCTACCTAGAATTATGTCTTTGTTCATGCAGCAAGTTTGCGGCGTGATCAATCCAGATTGCAATCAATACCTAGATATCTTCCTGCACCGATGCGACACATGAGTTCAAGCACTCGATGGCCTTGCTCTCCGCGTATTATGCTGCTTAATTCTCGATCAGTCTTCTCGTCCGATGCAATGGACATGAGATCCGACAAGTGATGCTTGATAGCATCAAAATCTTGCTTGGGCCATTTGGTATCTGGCCATTGGCTTATGGCCTTGAACCAGCGCATGATCAAATGCGGATCGTCGTCTATCCTGGCAGCTGTGTGAGGTAACATACGAACTGTGTGGTTCCTCAAGTCGTCAAGACCGCTTGTGTAGTCATACAACGTGCCGTCTTTATCAACGCTCATGCTATTGATTGTGAAATCTCTGTTTTGAGCATCTTGTTCCCAATCTCGACCACGCACGATCCTGACCTTGCCGTCGTTCAGCTCTAGCTTGTAGGCTATGCTAGTGACATCCACTTTTTCATCGCCAAAGACACCTTTGATGGTTCCGTGTGCTATGCCTTTGTCGTCATGGGGTATGCCTTCGAGATTGAATATGTATATCAGCTCACTTGGATCAGCATCAGTGGCGAAATCGACATCGCGTGCGGCCTTGTTCTGAAGGAAATCACGCACTGCTCCTCCCACCACTCTGATGTCGAACCCATACTTTTGAAGAACTTCTGACACCTTGCGCACCGCAGGCGTCCACAGCCTCTCAAACTGCGCTGTATCTACGTCTAGATTGGTTAATTTCTCAGTGAGCATCGGATATTTATAGAGCCAGGTTCCAGTAACCCGGACCATACCTATTGAGTATGTAATCTGCCCATTGCGCACCGTCCCAGATCAGTAGCTTGCCGCTGAACTGGTTGCTCACGTATTGAATGTTCCCGACGTAGTTGGCTGCACTGAAACTGACTAACCAGGTTGTACCATTGAACTCCACGATATCATTTGGTTCTGCTGATATTGCACCCCATGCAGCACTGGTATCTGCAGGCTTTTCTGTCAATAGATATCTCTGTCCAACCGTTGGCGGTGGGAGTCCGATACCTGGTCCTTTGGTCAATGGATTCACCACTGCTGTTATTGGATCTAATGTGGTAGATGGTAGAGTGCTTGGATCGACGGTCCACAATATGAGATTCTGGTTATATGGGTGATAGTCTATCCAGCCAGATGCCTGATATTGATTGAGATTCTCGAGCGGACCCAGTGTCACCCGCAACTGGCTAGCATTGATATTGTATTCTGCGTAGGTATGCACTGTCCCATAGGCGAGGAACAGTCGCCACCATGCCCAATCACCGCCTGGATATGTGGTCGCTAGCAGACCCAGACCTGTTAGTGCATCGCNAACTGAATTGGTGAAGACGTTATCACCTGCAGTGTTGTTGATGAACATCAGTTGATTAAAATTCTGTAGCTGCACATTGTAACTGGTACCAAGGCATGCTGCTTGGCACTGATCGACGAACGTTGCTAGGTTGGTCGTTGTGATCGGAATGCTGATACCATTGAATGTGAAAGTCGTGCCCATCACCAAGGTTGGATCTGGCTTGCTGAATGTCACGGTTGCGTTATGTTGATCGTCTTGCAGATCACCTGCGCGTCCACCCAAGGCCAATGAGTAGGTATTGTTGCCTACCCATGATAGCGTGATGCTGAAGTTTCCAGGTGTGACAACCTTGCGATTTAGGAATTCATAATCCGTCCAGGCGTAGAGATCTGATGTGATAGTTGAAACATTGCCGTCAAGCAGATTGTTCATGTCTATCATGCTGGTGATGATAGTTTGTATGATGCTCTGTCTCTTGACCTTTGCTGGCGGATTGATCCATATTGGAAACTTAAATGTCAAGCTCGTGACATCGATTGGATTGTCCGTACCAACCGGTATAGATCTACTGGTCCACTGCAGCTGTGTATCCATCTCAATGTAGCTGAGCACAGTCCAATCTAATGGGTTGTTGCTGGTCTGTATCTCAATGGCCGGATTGTACAGCACCATGATCTGTTCGAGCAGCTGTTCCTTAACGCTTTCGTTGTTGGTCCAGATCGCAACGTCCATGGTCATGTCATAGGGCACTGGCATGTAACGCTGTATGCTATAGCGATTGCCAGGTGTGTTGTCATATTGCTGCAGGTCTTGATCGTATTGACGCTCGTCTACCTGTATGGTTTCCTGCAGTTGTGGTGCCTGTCTCCTAGTGGCAGCGGTGGTCATGCCACCTATGTAACAGGTGATGAACGGAGTGGTTAATATCTTGTTCTCGCTGTTGCCGCGAACCACCATGCTGGCGATCCTAGTTGGGTCACCATAACGACAGGGCACTTGAACCAATACAGGAGTGCCATCGGCATTGTTACCGGTGCTGTAATAGAAATTGCTAAACGCCCTGATGAACTGCAGGCGATAGTTGCGTAGCTGAGCTGTGTACCAGTATTCCATGGATCCCTCTGGCGATATTTATGGTTATAAATACGTTGGCTGTGGAGGACAGGTTGGCGGAACCCAAGATCATCCTACTACAAGACATATATGAGATGCGCCGGCGCAAAGAAGATGAGCTGGCATTTTATCATGCAGAGCTAGAGAAGCTCAAGGTCAAAGTCAGCATGATAAACCGTGAGATTGACCTAACCAATCATATCATCGATCTGATCGAACGCGAGAAGGTTTTCGATATCAAACCTGGTAAATCAACCAAGTAGAACGCTCTTGGCATCGCGATAATGAGCCGTGCGTTCCTCTAGCCCGATAACCCCACCGTTGACGCGCCGTGTGCATCCTTCGATGTCGTCAGCATCTGCAAAGCGATTGAGATTGTTATGTGACCAGAACCAAGCCGCTGATCGGCAAGCGCCTTCAGCCGTTTCAAGATAATCTGGTTGACCATGAAGATCAGCATTCAATGCTCTGGCACAAGCGTCGTAGTTGTCCTTGCCTGTGAGCTGTATCAAACCACGACCGCGATATTTGTAACCTTCGCCGGATGATTCGTCGCCGTTGCCCATGCGATTGGCATAGACCCTGTTCGCTATCTTCTCTGGCTGTTTTGCATACGCCGCAGCAGTGTCAGCGTCGGGGAAATACTTGTGGAATATCCTAGTTAGACCCTCGGCACTGTAGTTGAGATTCTCTTCGACATGGGCGAAATTACCACTCTCGTGGCCAGCTTGTGCGAGAAACATGGCCTGTCTCTGCGCCGTATCGATGCCAAATTCTGACATCGCTGCATTCAACGGTTGGCAGATCTCCTCGAGGTCAGAGGAATCTGCCTGTGGAAATATCTGTTTGAGTTGAGCGGTACTGACCATGTGATAGCTCCTATATGATATCTGGGTCTAGTTTTGGTTTGAGGACAGTGCGTATGTCCTGCCTTGTNGGGACNACACTACCGTCCTGCAACGTNGTTTGCGCTGCGCCGTTATTTATATAGCTGGCTAGCAAGGTGTTAGCTGGTGACCAGCTGGTGCGGTAGTCTATCTCATGCAGCTTCCAGACTGAATTGTTATTGGGCAGCTGCACTTTTTGGTAAAGCTGTGGCGGGTTGTAGTCTATCCGNAGTATCCATGTACCAGCTGGTGAGCCACTTGGAAATGTGATGCCAGTTTGAACTGGATTGCTCTGATTTGGAGGTATGCCATCACCTGCGAATATAGTCACCGGTTTCTCCAGATCGCCTTGCAGGACATAATAGCTCTGGCCTTGCAGATTCCGGAATGGAACTTCCTTGGTTGCCTGTGCCACTATCTGATCGCTAATCTCAATCTCGCGATTGTAGGTGCTGAGGATGTCATTGAGCGTGAGCACTCCACTGCCATTGGGATTTGGTATTGGATCTCCGTTGAGATCCGTGGCTGGTTTCTGCAGGATGTCTCGGTATTCTTGGCTATCTGTTATTGGGTTGCATTTGACTCGCCATATATGTGGCCACCAAGTGGGACTGTATCCCTCGGCTGGACGAGCACCTTCTTGCACCACATAATATTTGGCCAAGCTGAAATCTCCCAACGCAAAATCATCTCGACGGTGAGGGATCTCTATGACATCGCCGCTCATCAGCGTGCGACCTATGCTGTTGACCATGTCATTGAGATGGAAGGTT